GATTGATCCTCAGGATTGAGGTTTGTTTCAAGTGCCTTTGTAAGTTTATCAAAGTTACTTGATGATGATTTTAATGTTTCAAAATCCATATTTTCTCCTTATTATTTGTATTCGTTGTATTTGTGTTACCTGTATTATTCGGTATCATCTTTATTTATAAAACTTTTATACCATATCTTAATTTTTTCTTTTAGTATCTCAATCTTATATAAAGTTTTATAAATTAAACCGTCAAACATATTGTTAATATATCACAATTCTAGCATTTTGTCAAGTGTGGTATAATCTATATACTTCACATTCAAATTTTCCCATTCTTTGATAGTACTGCTTATTTTATCTTTTTCACTATTTGCATATGTATTTACTTTATAAAAAGTTATATGTGAATTTTCAATCATCAATTGTTTCCATTGATTAATCCAATTGATACAAGCTGTTTTGTGTGCTTCTGATAATCCATAATTTTTTGTATCTTTATATACATTATTTAATTTATCTGTGTTACTGTCTAAATCGTGTCCTATCATAAACAATTCGTCTGGTTTTTCAAAGTAACAGGCTGCAAAACCTGAAGTCGGACCAGTAGCCCATCCTCTATCTGTACCCATAATTTCATTGATAGTTTTTACTTTATCAGTATTTGTAACCCAACTTACCTGTATAGAAGTATGATTGATATTCTTCTTTTCACGTTCTTTATTTTTTTTTAATATCTCTACAACACCTGCAAGATTTGAACCGTGCATTACAAATTCTTCACATTCACCTCGTTCATTAGAATTAATTACTTCTTCTTTTTTAATTAATTCATAATCTTGGTCTGAATAATTTTTTCCTGCCCATAACAAATTTTCATACATCATACCAGGCATCCTATTCCAATCTCTAAACAAAGTAGAATTGTTTTCACAATATCCTGAATTATAAATCTCGTGCATTATACCCATATCTACAGCACTTAAATGGTCTGGTGTAAAATCTCTATACAAAGCATTACAACCGTATATCTTACCGTGTGATCTTAATTTTTCTAAATCAAAATCTTTTCTACTTTCACCGTTACCTATACAAAATACTCTTTTAGCCATTTAAAAATACTTCTTTTAATATTAATTTACATTCTGTCATATTATAATTTACAAAAGGTTTCATTCTGGTAATCGTAAATGCGATTTTAGGCCATACAACCTTTTCATTAATTTGTTTATTCCAATTTTTGATAAACGATATGACTTCGTTAAACACGATTGCGGTTTGTAGCGATAATTTCTTTTGAATAAGTAATCGTAAAAATCTAGGATGTTGTCCGCCAAAACACTCAAAACCATCATTAAAAGAAAGGCGCTTAACATCAAAGTCATTGCAAATATTAATGCAATCGTTTCGAAAATGGTAACTGAAATTGTCTTTAACTTTTCTATAATTGAGGTATGTTTCTCGTCCATCATTTTGTAATAAATTTCCTACCCACTTTTTACTATTTTCACAAAAATTAGCAACAAAAAAATCTAATATTTCATCTTTATTATATTTTGTGCTAAGTTTATGAAAAAAATATCTATCATTTCTTTTTGTAAATGTATCTAACTTGCAATTAACTTTACCACCATATTCAAAGAAATCATAATCGGTAGTAAAATGTAATTTAACTGCCAAATAGACTTTAAATACATCAAACCCTCCATACATACTTATAATGGTAAAACACCACCCTTTTTCTCTTTCAACATTCGTAAATTGATTGCTTCGTTTTTGATTTTTTCTTTCAATGATTTGTTAATCATTGAGTTAAGTGTGCCTACGTCAAGGTCATTTGTTTCGCAATACCATATAATAGCATCCATATATGTTATGCGTTTTTCTTTGACTATTGATTCTATTTTAAGTGAAAATTCTTTGCTGTTCATAATATAATACTATATCACATTTTTACTGATTTGTAAAGGGTGGTTACTACCGCTAGCGTTCACCACCCCTTGGCGCCAATTCTGTGCCTGTTTCTGTTGCAAGGTACAGGCAAACCCCAGCGACCTAGGCCGCTAGTGCATAACTTTCGTTAGCATTTATAATTTGACATTACGTTGTCAGCGATTAAACTCCAGTAACTTTTAGTAGTAGTCGAATCTAACTCACCCCCTCAAAGCACACTTGTATGTGTTTTAAATTGGTGGAGGTGGTGGGAATCGCACCCACGTCCTCACTAGTTATTGAATTACCTTCAACGTTTAATTCTTTAATGGTTTTGTTAAATCAAATGTATGAAACATCAAACATCTTTCAGAACCACTTGGTATATCAATTGTAGCTGTAGTTTCTGTATTATCTTTGTTTATATAATAAGTTACCATATATACAGGTTGACCATCTTTTTGCATACCTTCTCTACCTAATGATACGTTTACTGGTTCAAAACCAAAATGATTTAAATAGTTATCTACTAGTTCTGGTTTAGTACATAGCGCTGGTATTTGTTGAAAATAATACTCACCGAAATCTTTTTCGTGGTCTGCATATGCTATACTAGAAATTAGTAAACTTAAAATTATTATTATCTTTTTCATATCTCCCTTTAGCTGTTATGGTCGCAAGTAGGATATACTAAATCACCTTTTTAATTACTTCGTACTTATGACTTTATTTTTATTTTGTTCTTCATAATATTTATAAAAGTCTTGGATTGCTTTACCTAATGGTTCAAGGTAATCTTTCTTTTCCTTTTTATAACAGGCAACTGTACCATCCTCAGCAGCAAGTAAAATAACTATTTGCTCAATGGGTGTTTTAAATATTTCTTCATACATTACAGCATAGGCAGTCGTCTGTAAAAAGTAATTATCAATCCATTCTTCATTACGTTCTTTGTTGGCAGTTTTAAAATCAATAACTGATAACTTACCATTGTATTCTGCAACACAATCAACTTGACCTGCAATAGTCAATTTATGTGAATACATAATTGCCTCTAATAAATGAATATTGTTAATCTGATCTACGTATGGTTTTAATAGTTTGAATAAACCTATAGGTAATACACTTCTCTCACTTGGTGTTTCACCTTTTAGATATTGTTCAACTAAAGTATGGGTTGCTTTACCACGTCTAGCGGCTCTGCCCATTTCCCAATTGGCAGCACCTTCGCCAACGTTCTTACGCCACTCGGCAAGTCCATCTTTTTTTCTGATATTTAAAACGGTAGTAATAGACGGATAGTTTTTACCATCTACTTCGTAAAATCTATGTCCGTCTATTCTTCTACCTTTAGTCTTCGGTAATAAGTCTTTGTTTATTTCTATAAAATTAAATTTAGTCATAATGTATTCACTATATCATAATATATCGTATTTGTCAAGTGTTAAACACGATATTTCATATACATATTATTAAGTTCGTCAGGCGTTCAGTATTCGTATGGTTCGTATTGTGTTTTACCAAACGTATTTCTAAAAGCTCTCAATAGTTGTTTTCTATTTCCTTCTTTTTTGTAAGATACGTGTACCCAACCGCTATTCGGTTCATCAGGACCTTTCCAAAATTCTAAAATCATTTGGTCGTAATCTAAATTTTCATTTATCCAAATTACAACTTCTTGGTTTGAAACACCAAAGATTTCAAAATCCGCTGCCTGGCCTTTAGCGTGCTGTGAAGTTTTACTAGAACCAATTGCTTCGCATAACTCTTCCGACCTAAAGCCTGAGCTAATACTTACAACTTTACCGTAATGGTCTCTTACAGGTTGTAAAACCTTTTCACATAATAACTTTAAAGAATTAATCTGATCTTCATTAGGATTATTATTAATCCCTTTTCGATCAGCAATTTGACTAGCAACTAATTCTTTAAGCTTGAAGTTTTTGCTTAATTCCATTTAATTTATCCTTTGCTATTAATTTTAACTTTTTGAGTTGTCTTAAATTATACCAACTATAATTTGATCTATCATTATTACGTACTTCTTCCAATTCATTTACTTTTGATTTTAGTTCTTTATGATTATGTTTAATTATTTGTTTTACACTCATATTAACCTCTTGTTAGTTTTAAGATTTTCTCTATTTGTGCCTTAATAATCGGACCTCTATTAGGCCAATGTATATAAGGCTCATCACTTTTACTTAAATTATATAGAAACGGTAAAACTATCTTTTCAATGTCTTTAAATCTTTGATTAACCGTTTCATCTGTTATTTCTTTTGTGATTGTATCTTTTTGTGCTACAATTTCCATAACTTCATTCATCATAGATTTAATATCTTTTACATCTTCTTTGACTTTAGATAGTTCTAAATTTGAATTTTCTATTACTTTAGGATCTACTACAGGTTCCTGTGTAGGAGTAGATGATACAGGAGTTATACCCCAATCATCTGACAAGTCGAACCCTCGCATATAATCTGGTATATTATCTGACATTAAATTACACCTCCGTATTTCTTTTTCATTTTATCTACTGCTTGTTTTGTTTTGATTGTTTTAACATCTTTCTTGCCGTGTTGGCGACCTAAAGGCGTATGTGGATTTGCCTCAGCAATCTTTGATAGTGTTTCTTTCCATCCTTGATCGTTCTTGTGTGTAATACCTGATACACCACCAACTATATTTATAGGCATAATTTTCTGACGGATATGCTTGTTTTTACTCAAATACTCTTCCATTTCTGAAATAGTCATATAATCAGTATGTTCTTTATCTGTTTTTGTATTAATAAATGTATAAACAGGCATTACAAACTTTCTTTTTTTAAGAAATTTATATTAATTATTATTCGCTTATCACTATCTGTTTGACTTACAGCCGAGTGTTTAATTTCATTTTTAAATATTAACATTTTGTTTTCTTCACTTAAAACTTTTAGTTCATCTTTTTCGTCTTGTAAAAATGTATAACCATTATTGTTGTTTATATATAATATTGCTGTTGTACAATTTTTATATTTTTTGTCTATGTGCAAGTTTGATTTGATTACTTTATTTCTGTTAATAAATAAATTTGCTCTGACCTCATCTATCATTACTGCGTCTAATTTATTAAGAATAGGCACAATAAAAGGATCAAATAATTCTGAATTTATTTTAAATTTATTATAAAAAGAGTGAGTAAAGTAAAAATCATCTGTTTTAGAATCTCCAGTTTGATTGTTTCTAAAAAACCATCCTATTTCACCATCTAATAAAGTTTTTTGTAAACCTACAAATAAATCTTTAGGTAAAAAATTTCTAATAATTTTATAATCATCATTTTCTCTCATTATGATTTAAACGGATCTTTTGTTTTAAAGTATTTGTTAATAACTGATAATTGATCGTCATATTCAGCAATCACTTTTAATTCTTTTTCAATTGCTTCTATTATATCTGGATGTTCACCAACACCAGCAGCATTTTTTAAATAAACTTCTACATTCATTTTGTGTTTTGCAATATGACCTTTTGCGTGGTCTTCAATTGCTGTTATCATATTTTCTCTATTATATTCATTTGCCATTTTTTTTCTCCTTTAATATACGCCCATAGTTTGGCCAACCAAACTTTTGTGGGTCTTCATTCACATATCTCCATCTAATAACTTTACTATCAGGATTGTACTCGTAAATTTTTTCTTTAGTTTTCTTCTTTGACTTCACCATCTTTCAATCCTTTTCTCAATATATCTTCTTCACTAGGTGTTAATAATCTCAACATACCTTGTGCTTTTGCAAGTCTTTCATTTTTACTTTGAATTGATTGTTGCATACTTATTTTTAACGCCTCATCTTCTATCATAATTACCTCACGTGTTCAGGACTTAATTTGCCCATTGATAATACACCTTCTTTGTACCAATCAGGCATTTTTGCATTAGGTTTTTCCCATTTAGCAAATCTTCTTTTTTCTAGTATATAGTATTTTCTATAAGACGCAACACTATCACCTGGCACTTTGCAATGATCTGGCATAGCAGGTGTTGCTTCCGTACCGATTACATCTACTCTAGCATTTTTAGGTGGCACAGATAATAATTGACCTAATTTAGTAATTGAAACGTGGTCTGTATCTTTCTGCCATCTTAATTTGTACTGTTCGTTTAATGCCATCATATGTTTATATAACCATATGTAATTATAAGCAGACTTCAATACCCATTGTGTACTAGG